ATGTCGACCGGGTGTAGAGAGCTTTATAGCGTCTAAAGTGAAGAAAGATCGCTACACACTTTCAGAAATTCTTGAAGAAACAAAAGGTTCTTTTGGTGCTGATCAATTTAGAAAAGTCGTAAGTACTTAATAGTAAATAACTGTAAACCAAGAGAAATAAGATGAAAACACAAAACTTAAAACAGATTAAGAAAGCACTGCTGAGATTGCAGCTTGAGCTATTTAATAACGGTCAATATGAACTGTCCGATTTGGCAGGCGAGGCGTTGCAAAACCTTAAGCCGTTGGTTGAAGATAAATGGCACAAACAACTGAAAGGAAGGAAGATAAAATGATTGAAAAAGTGGAATTGAAAAACGCGGGCGCAAAATGGTGGCATACAAAAGATGGCCATTCTACAAATTTAAGCAAAGCAAATTTAGGGCGTTTTTTTTACGCTATGTTGACCCGGGATGTCCAAATAGGTTCAATATGGGTTTTTAATAGAAGATACCCGCAAAGTTCCGTTTATGTTTCTGTTTTTATGACAGAGGAAACTAAAAATGAAATTGAGGCGCAAACTGAATACAGGTTCAGACCACCTCAAAAAGTAAATTTGAATTAAGGAGAAATAAGATGAATATATCCAGTAGCACAAAAGAACTAACGATGAACGATTCTGGCGTGTACGAAGTCAAAATAATAAACCGATATTTCGATGAGCCCAAAGTTACGCGCTTTACTTGCATACACCAAGAAGACGTTAGAACCCTAGCAGCTTGTTACTGCGGACATTATTCCGGTGATGAGATCGAGTGTTTTATAAACGGGAAGAAGGCTGTTTTAGATAGGAACTTTGGTCTGTTATGAAAAAATGTAAGGAAATATATTGCTGCGGGTGCGAAAAAAAGGTCCAGGCGCGACTTACGGACGGGCAGGAAATTTACCCACACAGGAGAGATTTGTATTGTCTGCCGTTTTGGAAGTGTGACGTGTGTAAAAACCACGTTGGATGCCATCATAAGACGAAAAATAGAACGCAGCCTTTGGGGTGCATCCCAACAAAGGAGATAAAAAACGCACGGCAACATATCCACCGTATTCTTGACCCCTTGTGGAAGTCTGGACTTGCTACAAGAAACGAGATATACAAAATAATTTCTGATGAATTCGGCTTTAAATACCACACTGCACAAATAAGAAGTGTAGATGAGGCCCGTAAAATATACGCATTTATTTTAAAAATGCAGAAACAAGCAGAAATAAATAAGAATTAGCTAAACCATTTTGGTGATGTTAACAAAATGGTCTGAAAGGAGCACTGACCCATGAAAAAAGTACACTTTAAAGGCGATGGTGGGGATTTTATGATCTTTGATCTTGATAAGCACGGTCATGTTGTAGAGGTCCAGCCCACGCAATACCGGGCATGGCTTGGAACTAAAGTTTTTAACCATAAAGGGCTAGTTGTTGGGGAGAGTGCGTACATGAGCTTTGAGGCCCCTAAAGGGACTTTTTGTAATTCACAAATATCAATGAAAATTGAAAGGATCGAAGAGGATGAATATAACTTATAGAGGTGATCGCAGGTTTGCTTACTTGGTGTTGTTATTGCCCTTAATTCTTGTCATGAAAATCGTTATTGAGGATAGTCAGGAAAAGCCAAGGCACGGAATCCCTATACCAGCGCACAAACCATATGCCCCATTAAGCGAGCACCGTATAAATGACTGCAAAGATCGTATTGCATACAACGAATATCAGCGTAAACAGGGGAGTGTTCAACGTCTTCCTGTAAGCGCGGATTGCGACAGAATTTAACCTCAATAAGGAGAATATCATGCTGAAAATTCAAGGCTACGAAATCAAAGACGGGCATCTCGAGCTTAAGGCTCAGAACATCACACAGATAAAAATTCCCCTATGGATGGTTCACAAGATTATGCAGAAAATATTTGATGTGGAGTTACGAAACAATGACTGACCCATTGATATTCCCAGATAATAAAGACTTCCCTTGGAAAGAGGAGCACCTCCAGAGGCATATATGCGATTGGTTACGCGTTCAACGTGATCAGGGTAAGCTTTCATACGATGTGGGTATGGAAGGGATAAAGCTCAGCATCGGCGTTGCCGTTAAGGCAAAGAAGAACGGAATGAATAAAGGGGTACCGGATTTAAAAATTAAGCTTGATGGCGGTGCTCTTGTGCATATTGAGCTAAAACTTGGAAAGAAGAAAGTCAGCGAATCCCAAGCCATAGAGCACGATCTCTTGCGTTCTCTGGGGCATACTGTCCACGTCGTACGCGGCGACACCCCACAAGAGGCTTTGGAAAAAGTCATCGCGATTCTTGATTTGAAATAAATTTAAAAAAGGGGTTGCATCCGTCTTATATAGGAGTATGTTAGTAACATGCTTAGAGCACAATGGAGGGTTGTTGCAATGAAAAAGTCGAGAAAATTAGAGCACTTAAAAAGAGAGCACTACGAAGAAATCATTAACCTTAAGGACGGGGCCGATATCATGGGCTGGCTGAATGCGCGTATATGTCGCGAAATCGAAGCTACGGAACCCGGATTCATCGAAATTGTAGACGCTCAAGGAGAATATGACGGAGTAGGGAAATTGCCTTATTTCGGTGCGATTGCTACCAAAGCGGTCCTTCATTTTGCTGAGCGCAGATTAAAGGCAATGAAGCAAGTAAAAATATAAATAAATATAAATAAATATTAATAAATATAAATAAAGGAGGAGTTTAAAATAACATGACCTGTATAGTTGGAATTGTGGATGATAGCACTGTGCATATCGGATGCGACAGTATGAGCGGTTACGAAAATAATTGTACTTTTCATCCGAGAAAAAAAATATTCAAAAAAGACGATATGTTTTTATTCGGTATCTGCGGCAGTTACGCTGTTGCGGATGTGATTGAACATTTATTTTATCCGCCTAAATTACCCGAAAACCAAAACGCTGCTGTTTATATGAGGGTAAAGTTTATTCCTGAGCTCAGGCGCTGTTTAGAGGATTATGGAGTAGTAAAACATAATGAAGGTTCAAAAATATTCCCCGCGTCCTTTCTTATCGGTTTTGACGGCGTGTTGTTTTTAGTCCAAAATGATTTCTCAGTTCTTGAAATTACAGAAAGTGGCGGCGCAGTGGGTTCTGGTGAAGTATCGGCCAATGCTGTTTTGTTCGACTATCACAAACACCGCCCGGAATCTGTTAAAGCTACAGATAAGCTTAAGGCCGCACTAGAGGCTTCTGGCTATTGTGTTTTGGATGTTGGTGGTGATTTACACTTCGACAGCGTGACAAAAATTTCATGTAAATAAATATTAATCAACCAAAGAAGGAGACTACGAAAATGTTTGTAACGAGAAAGAAATATGACGCTCTTAGAGAGAAGCTGGAGGACCGGATCGAAAAACATGTTTCTGATTTCGCTTATACGTCAAATATTCTAAATAAGCGATCTCATGACTTAACCCTTGCCAATGGTCAATTGAAATTCAATTTGGCTGAGCTTGAAAGGGTGAAGAAGGCTAAGGGAATATCTGATAAGCGTGTCGCAGGGATGACCTCTCAAAGGAAAGCGTTGCAGGAGAAAATCCTGAAGCTGGAAAGCATTTCTGATCTCAAGAAACTGCAGAAACAAATCAAGGCTTCAATGCCCCATATGACAAAAAGGAAGAAATAAATGACACAAGATAACGCAACAAAACAGCGTGTAAAATCATTTGTAGAACGCATCGAGCGTCTCGAGGCTGAAAAGCTTGAACTCTCAGAGGATATCAAGGAATTGTATTCCGAAGCCAAGGGAACCGGATTTGACGTCAAGGCTTTGAAGCGGATAGTTAAGCTGAGGGCGTCTGATAAGAATAAGTTGCAGGAGGAAGCGGCTATCTTGCAGCTGTACGCAGAGGCAATTGATATGCCGTTATTCGGGTTGTTGGTTTAAGAGTTGTTAATAAATCTACAAAGGAGAAGTAAAATGACTGCAAGATTATTCCAAAACCCGGATGGTGCGAGTGCTTCAGCACGCGCTGTTCTGGCTTATCTGTCTGGATATGAAAGAATAGAAAAAAGCTGGTGTCGCGATGTCAATATGTCTTTAGCAGAACCTTCGGTCGCACGTTGGGAAAATTGCCGAGAACAAGGTTATGTTGTGTATATGCGGGACTATACCTATACAAAGCAAATCAATATAGCGTTCTTTGGGCATCGCAACAGCACTAATCTGTGTTGTGTCGTTTTCGAAGGAAATACAATTAATTCGCCTACGATAAACGATGTGCACGTAACACACCCGTACTGGATCAAAGGTGAAGCTGATTATACTGTGGAGTATGAGGGCGCGGAAGAGATGGCAAGTTTCATATTTCAAAAATTAAAAAAGTTTTGGGTAGAAAATAACACAGGAGAAATGAAATGATTGATAAACTAAAAGAAGAAATTGAAGACAAAAAGGCTGAGCTAAAGGCACTGGAGGGTGAGTTGCTGTGCATACAGTCCGAAGAATACATAAGAATATTTGGTGTCAGCCTGAAATTTGGCGACACGCCATCAACCCCTGAAAAAGAAGCGATTCGTGAGGCTTTTATAAAAGGCAAAATAGATAAATATGAATTCGTTGATCGTTCAGAGAAGTATATTAAAGATCGTGGCTTAGCGAAAGCCGCAGGTCCGTATCCTTATCTAAAGGAAGTGATTGGAAAGAAAATGATTGATAAACTAAAAGAAGAAATCGAAAACAAAAAGGCTGAGTTGCAGGCCTTAGAGGCTGAGCTGAATAATGAGCTTGAGGCCTCGAAAAATGCACGGTGGCCTAAGAAAGGCGATCTTTGTTATGGTGTAACGGAATACGGCAATGGCCTAAGCTTAGACCATGCATCGGACTTACCCCCGCTTGATCCAGTATTTAAAACAGAGGAACGCGCAGAATTATACCTTAAAATTGTGCGCCGTGTTCAAGAGCTTATCGGTGATTGGAAAGCTGACTGGGGCGATGGAGATCAGGCAAAATGGTATATCGGGTTTTTCCATGGAATCCTTGAGGACGGTTCCTCTAACTATATTGCTATGATAGAAGCCTCGGGCCTTAAAGCCCAAGGTGTCACCTATATGACCGAGGAAGCCGCACAAGCGCTTATCAAAGAATTTGGCGATGATCTTAAAATCTGGATAAATGGCGGGGACGCGACATGAACGAAAAAATGAGACAGATAGATAGGGCGCGTGAGGAACTGATTTTTATATGCGGCCTTTACAATTTAAATTATAAGGAAATCATCTCAGAGGTGACTTACCCAAAGTCTGACCGGAGATTCGCAAAAATAGTCGAGGCCAGAAAGAGGATTGCTTGGAGGTTAAAATTTCTTGGGTTTTCATATCCTGTGATCGGAAACGTTTTAAACAAAGATCACTCTACAATTATTTATTATTTAAATGATCTTGAAAAAAGGGACGCCAGCCTCAAGAAGGACAGATTAGGCGGTAAGTTATTGGATTAATATTTGTTTTTGTGTATAATGGCGAAAACATGAGGGGGTTTATTAGATATGTTTTTATCAATCTTGTATAAATCATTTTTGACAGTCTTGGGAGCGGTTATGTTCCGAATACGCGGGGGACTAGCCCCGGCTTTACCGAGGCCCTTCGATCAATTGCTTTTCGCATTACCATTCGGCGCAATAGTTTTCAAGGCCAGTGATAGAAATGTATGGTGGTTTTTGGGTGTAATGTCCATAACCACACTCGCATTAACAACGGGGCACGGGCAATACTTCAACCTTGGGCGTATAACCCATGAGGGGAGCCCCGAGACGCTCGATTTTATTGTGCAGTTGTTTTTTGGGAAAGACCCGGGAGACAGCTTTTGGAGAGATGCCTTTGGGTTAGCATTAACTGGCCTAATTGTAACGCTGCCCTGTGGGATCGCGCTATCTATACTCAAGCACCCGTGGGTAGGCTCAATCATCGCCATAAGCGGAACACTCAAGGCTCTGGCGTATTATATTTCTTGGGAAATGGGGTATAATACCGAATTAGGGGAATATCTAACGGGCGCATTCCTTTGGTTACCAGTCATATTGCTTTGGAATAAGATTAAATAATCTCTAATTGACTTATTGTTGTTTTTGTATAAATTCATTTAACTATGAAATATAGTGCAGAAGCGTTTTTTAAAAATATAGAACTGGGTGGGTGCAAATATATATATGGAGGACTAAAAGAAATGGGATCTATATGCACCCTTGAAAGGCAAAAGGGTAACCAATATTGCGCAAAACATCAAGATTTGTGTATAATAGAACCCAAAGATATTAATCTGCATGGAATTGATTTATTGGTGTGACGTATGCGAAAAGCTTCACCCAAAATGCGTACAACAGGAAAGAGCGGGTTCATGAAAAAAAACAAAGATGTCGGGAGGCCTAAGGCTTTCGAAACCCCCCAAAAGTTGAAAGATAAATGCTCTAAATATTTTGCGTTCTGTGAGGAGCAAGGCAAAGCGAAAACAATGGCGGGGCTTATATGTTTTCTGGATATATGCGATGATACTTTTGGTAACTATCTCAAGGGCTTATATGACGCAAGTTGCGACCCTCAAAAAGACAATTTTTCCGAAACGATCAAAAAAGCTAGGAAATTTATTGAAAATGATAAGCTTGATAGAGCCCTAAGGGGCGAGTACGTCCCGTCTGTTGCTATATTCGATTTGAAGAACAATCACGGATACGCGGATAAGGTTGAACAAACAACCACACATAAGGGCGAGGCTGAGGTTTCGCTTAATTTCGTGGACGCAGAAGAAGCGCAACGGGCATATCAGAAAGCGTTAAGGGATGAATGATAAGGTATGGCCGCCTGATTACAGCGATGAAATAACGCGCAGGATAAAGCTTCTAAGAAAATTAAATTCCGATCCTGACTTGCGCCACGCCGTAATGTCACATTATAAAAACAATCCTATCGACTGGATTAATGACTGGTCGATAACATATGATCCACGCAACAAATCCCCGAAACCTAAAATGCTCCCGTTCGTTCTTTTCCCGAAGCAGGAGGAGCTTATTTTATTCCTGCTCTCTTGCATAGATGAGGGGGAAAGCGGACTTGTGGAGAAATGCCGGGACATGGGGGCGAGCTGGGTATGTTGCGCGTTCTCTGTATGGTTGTGGATATTTAAGGATGGGGCAAGTGTCGGCTGGGGGTCACGCAAAGAGATGCTTGTCGATAAATTAGGCGATCCAGACTCAATCTTTCAGAAAATGCGTATAATCATACAAAACTTGCCTTTGTGGATGCTCCCTGATGGATTCAGCGAGCGTGAACACAGTAATTACATGAAACTTATAAATCCCGAAAGCGGCGCGAATATTGTTGGGGAGGCCGGGGATAATATCGGGCGTGGTGGTCGCTCCATGATTTATTTTAAAGATGAATCCGCTCATTACGAAAGACCGGAACTGATAGAGGCGGCTTTGGGGGACAATACGGACGTCCAGATTGACATATCAAGCGTGCGCGGTACAGGTAACGTGTTTTATAGGCGTAGGATGGCCGGGCATATTTGGGAAAAAGATTCTGATATGGAAAGGGGGCGGACTAGAATTTTTATCATGGACTGGAGGGACCACCCGCTCAAAACTCAAGATTGGTACGACAGGCGGCGTGCGAAGTGGGAAAGGGATGGGTTGCTGCATATCTTCTCTCAAGAAGTGGACCGTGATTATACGAGTTCTATGGATCGTATTGTAATACCCCAAAAATGGGTTAAGGCGGCGGTTGACGCTCATATTAAGCTGGGCATATCGGAAGACGGCGAAAAAGTAGCGGGCCTTGATGTGGCGGACGAGGGCGGCGATAAAAACGCTCTATCAATTAAATACGGGGTTATCCTTAAATATTGCGAGCACTGGGGTGAGGGGGATGTCGGGAATTCCGCGCGGCGTTCTTTCTCAAAATCAATGGAGATGGGCTGCACTTCATTTAATTACGATAGTGTCGGTGTAGGCTCCGGGGTTAAATCTGAGGCGAACCGGATGCGTGATGACGGTGTCTTGTCGCAAAATTTGATTATCAGTCCGTGGAACGGCGGGGCGTCTCCTCTCAATAAGGAGGAGCACTTAATCCAGAATGACCGAAATTCCCCGATTATTGGAGATTTTTTCTTAAACTTAAAAGCTCAAGCTTGGTGGAATCTACGCACTCGTTTTGAGAATACATATAAGGCAATTGTGGAAGGAGAAGACTACCCTCACGAGGAGCTTATAAGCCTCCCTAGTAGCTTACCGCGCTTGCATGAAATTATGATGGAGCTATCACAACCACAAGTAATATATGATGGAAAGGGAAAGCTAAAGATCGATAAAAAGCCCGATGGCTCGAAATCCCCCAATCTGGCTGATTCTATTGTAATGTGCTACACATCAAATAAAATTATTTCTATCCTTGATGCTATATGATAAAATCAAAAAAAAGGGATTCTTATGGGCCAGCTTGAACAGGGCGAAGAAATATTAAATGAAAAAGATGGCGGTCAAGAGGTTAGCAATTCGTTAACCGAGCTTTTTACGTCTTTAACCCGTGGCGGAAACTTGGGGGGCTCTCAGCTATCCCAAACGGACACGCAATATTTAAATCTTCGCTATTATCTTATATCGAATGATAGAAACTTACTATCATGGATGTATATGGAGCATGGGATTGTCCAAACATTAGTGGATCAGCCCGTCGATGATGCGTTTAGGGAGGGATTCAAATTAAAGACGAATCTTTTAGACCCTGATCAAATTCGAGAGCTTGAGCTGTACATGGAAAAAGACCGTGTCACAGAGTGCATCAAGACCTCATTAAAGTGGGTTAGACTTTATGGCGGCGGTGCCATCATTATTATGACAGATCAAAAACCCGACACCGAGTTAAATATCGAGTCATTAGACGAATCATCCTGCCTTGAGTTTCGTTCGGCTGATTTATGGGAGTTGGTGGGGGATAAGCTGGGCACCGAGGGGTATTACAATGTCGAGCCGGACTTTTACAACTTTTACGGTCAACGAATCCATAAGAGCCGCGTTTATCGTCTGGAAGGTAAGCAGGCCCCATCGTTCTTGAAGCGCCGCCTTAGGGGTTGGGGGATGTCTGAGCTTGAAAAGCTAGTGCGCTCGATCAATCAATACATGAAAAATCAAAACGTTATTTTTGAATTGATGGATGAGGCCAAAGTCGATATTTATCAGATCGAAGGGTTTAATTCAGCTTTAATGACAAAAAACGGAACGGACTCTCTCTCGAAGCGTATCCAGCTAGCGAACCAAATGAAGAATTTCCAGAATGCGCTAACGATGGATACGAGGGACGCATACTCTCAAAAGCAAATGAATTTCACAGGCCTTTCTGAATTGCTGAAACAAATACGTGAGGGCATCGCCGCTGATTTAAAAATGCCTGTCACAAAGTTGTTTGGAATCTCCTCAGCAGGGTTTAATTCTGGTGAGGACGATATTGAAAACTACAACTCGATGATTGAGAGCGAGATACGATCAAAGATTAAGTTTATTGTTCTGGATGTAGTGAATATCGTATGCCAGAAATTATTTGGGTTTATTCCAGAAGACTTAGACCTAGAGTTCCCCGAACTCCGTATGATGTCTACTGAGCAAGAGGAGATTGTAAAGACAAACCAATACAACAGAATTATATCTTCGTATCAATCAGGGCTTATCAGCGGTCAAGAAGCTAAGCAGTCTTTAAACCAAGGTTCTTTATTGCCTATCATGATTGATGAAGATGAAGAAGTCGAGGCCCCTATTCAAGGGGATTTTATAGCAAAAAATAAAGGAGTGGATGGATAACATGGCAACACAACCAACAGATATCGAAAAATATCAATTAGATGCGGCAGCGGATACGCTTTATTACGCGAAGAACAGCGGTAGAGGACAAGAGCGGCAGCGGAGTATTATCGAGGTTACGGGCGGGACTGTGAATGTTTTGGGCTCACTTCATAAGCCCGTTACGCCTCTCACGGATATGACGGAAACTGCGGCGGGGTTTTCAGGGATTGACACGTTCGCCTCTGTTCCAACATGGCTTTATTTCGAGACCGTGAGCGGTGCGCCAGTCGTCACATTATCATCTATTGAATTAGAATTGGCGGTGTAGTATGTCAGTTTTTATTCAAGAGGAACTTTTCGGGGGCGCGTCTTTTGGTGATGGGTCCGTTAGGAAACGTTTAGCAACAGGCGTTGACGCGAACACAGGCGGAAATTCTATTATAGGGGTCACAGACACTTCGGTTCCTAGGACCATTACTTTAAGCACTTCCGATTCTATAAATGGAAAAACTATTTTTATTAAGGATGAGAGCGGCGGAGCCGGAACGAATAATATAACAATAAATACACAGGGCGGCCAACTTATAGACGGCGCGGTATCAATAGCAATAATCGTAAATTATGGAGTCGGGCGGGTTTATTCGGACGGCACCAACTGGTTTACGTGGTAGGAGAGATTAAAAATGTCAGATTTAGCGCACAATTCAAATGAGGTGCCATCGGTGCCAACTGCATTGAACGCCATATATGTTGCCAAATATGGTAACGATTCTAATAAAGGATTATCAGAGGAAAGCCCTAAACTTACAATCGGAGCGGCTATTACAGCTGCCAACGCTTTAATACCTTCAGCGAGCAATCGAATTGAAATACATGTCCTTGATAGCGGAACTTATACAGAAGATGTTGTATTGCCAGCTTTTTTAGATTTAGACGCGCCATGCGTAACATTGGAAAGCGTGGGCGGGACTGCCTTGGATATGGGAGAGGATTCATCCGTACAGTTGCTATCCATTGATGTTTCGACTGGCGGTATTGGTCTTAAATACGAAAGCTCCTCAACAAACAAGGGGTTCGTGAAGATCAAGAGCATTATCGCGGGTGATACATCGGAAGCCGCAGTTCTTTTAGGGGGCCGGGCATCAATTGAAATAAATTCGATTAAGGTCGGCAGCGGAACAGGCGTAAGATTATCTCCAATTTTAGCACCTTTCCCAGCAATAAATGAGCATTCAATAAAATTTGATGAAATTGAATTGACCGGAGCCGGGACTGCATTGCAATTAAACGGGACGAATGATGATTGCTTGGTGATGGGGATTTCAATTAAATCTGTAGTCGCTGGGGCCAACGCGATTCATGTTAATAATGGTAAAATAGAATTTACTGGCTGCATTGTGGATTTGAACGGCGGGTTTGTTTGGGATGTGGAGCCTGCCGGGGAGTTAAATTTTATTTGTGGCAATGTTGTAAGGCAAAACACTTCTGGTGAATTTATTACTAAGGGTAACGTAAGCTCGTTTGTATCCAGTGAGGAAGTAAAGCGTTTTAAAATCCAAACAATAAGTACTGCGGATGTTGAGGTATATCGTGTGCCTCTCGCGGAAGGCGATATGTACGGATTTACAGTAGAGGCCGTTGGGTTTAGGGATACGGAAGATTCCGCATCTTATCAAAATGTACAGAATGCCTTTTTTAGGGATACAGGCGGTCTTACACAAAGGGTGGGCACTCAAGATGGAGATGGTATCAGAACTACAACGGACCCAAATTATAAAATTCAATTTACCGTAGATGGCAATGACGCAGTCATTTCTGCTAGAGGAAGTCTATTAGATACGGTTAATTGGGATATAAAAATCAGGGAGGCGCGTAAGGATGGCTGAGATTAGTAACAGCGGAATACATGGCTCTGGTATAGGATTGACAATTGATGGTTTCCAACTTTACGGAGATACGAATAATTTAGATGTAAAGCTTAATAGTTTTGTTACGCTTAATAATACAAGCGGTGGGTTAATAAATTTAACGGGCGCTTATTTAGGCGCACCGAACGGGTCTTTCGCTCACAGCTTGATCGTTTACAATATTTCTAGCAATGACATCGTTTTGAAGCATAATGATATTTTATCAAGCATAGGCAATCGTTTTTTTAATAAATCTGGATTAGATATTGTTTTAGGCTCATTGGAGCTGGCGTCATTCTATCATGTAGAATTGCCGGAGCGTCATGGATGGATACAAGCATAATTTAGATGAACCCAATATCATGCAGGGCTAATTAACATGAAAAGACTGGAGCCTATACGATTAAAGAGCTCTTATTATTCTGGGGTTGAGGAATCTATCAGAAAATTTTTTCTTGATACGATATTCGCCCCGTTAATTTCGGAATTACGCGAAAGTAATATAGAAATAAAGAATGATACGGGCGGGGCCTTATTATCGGCCTTGAGGTCCGGGCGCGTATATTACGAATCCGGGCTATTCCGTGGCGGGTTTAATTCTGAAATATCCAAAGAGCTAAAGTCCATCGGGGCTTCGTACGTTCGGTCTAAAAAAGCATGGAGGCTCGCGGACAGCAAGCTGGACTCGAACTTACGCGTTGGAGTGCAAATCGCAGAGCAAAGGCTTTTAGGCCTTCAGTCCCGCGTTATTAGTAAAATAGATGACATTGATATTGATGGGGCTTTAAAGCAATTAAGCTTCAATTTCGATGATTCTGTCAAAAAGATTAACAAGGATTTGGGCAAAACTATCAAAAGCCTATCTATTCCTTTCGAGCTTACGCCGGAGCAAAGCGAAATAATAAAAGAGCAGTGGCAGGAAAACTTAAAGATATTCGTAAAGGATTGGGCGGAAGAAAATATTCTTTCTATGCGAAATGAGATATTGCGAAACACAGAGTCCGGCTTTCGGGCGGCTGCAATGGAAAGAACGATTTCGAGAAAATATCAATCATCAAAGACAAAGGCGCGTTTTTTAGCGCGGCAAGAAACAAGCTTGTTGATGAGCAAGGTACGAGAAACCCGGTATCAGGACGCGGGAGTTTTTAGATATGAATGGCGAACGTCTCAGGATTCGCGCGTGCGGAGTAGGCATGCTGATCTTAATGGCAAGATATTCAGTTGGGGTAACCCTCCTATTGTTAATGAGGAAGGGGACAGGAAGAATCCGGGGGAGGATTTCGAGTGTCGCTGCATAGCAATTCCTATTCTGGAGTAAAAAAATAAAACACTTTGAATTTTTTTTTTATGATGCTATGATATTCACAATAATAATAAGTTCGCGTTAAGCGGCGGTAAGGTCATTCATATGAGTGAAAAAAGTGTATCCGTTTCGGATGGGGTCTCATCGGAGAAAAGCTTCAATGGCGGGGTTGTAAGCGAGATTTCTAATGCGTCACGCATGCCGGACGTTTATTATTGCAAGCATATGGTTTCAGGCTTAGCCGGATACGATGAAGAAACAATACTTGTTGATCTCCCCGCTATCAAAAAAATGTCAAAAACATTTATTGGTAAGCCAGTTTATACAGAGCACAAACGAGTTAATCTCGAAAAAATCCAACAAGAAGCCGATGGCTATGTCACTGATTGCTGGTACTGTGAAAAGACAGGTTGGCTTTGGTCAAAATTTATCGCAATTTCAGACGAATCAAGGGCGGCCATCGATAGAGGCTGGTCTGTTTCAAACGCGTACGATCCAAAAGAATGGGCTGACGGCGGCACCTACACGAACATATCCTATACGCGGGAGATTTTGGACGGTAACTTTACTCATTTGGCACTTGTGCCAAATCCCCGATACGAATCGGCGGTTATTTTAGACGCTGAAAGTTATAAGTCATTAATGAGTGACCTTGACAATCAGATTGAACTTAAAAACAGCAAAGGAAAGAGAAAACCTATGTTAAAATTTTTCAAAAATGAAAAAAAAGAACTTACTTCTCTTGATGACCTTGAGGGCGCGATGATCGAATTGCAGAACGGTAAAACTGTTTCTGTTCAAGAGATGGTCAATGCCGTTGAGGACATGAAGAAGAAAGAAAAAGATATGGATGAAAAAACAAATATGGATTCCATGATCCGGGTTGGCGAAGAAGAAATGCCACTTAAGGAGCTTGTTAATAAATACATGAATATGTGTGAAGAGCGGGACAACGCTAAAGACGACATGGATATGGATGAAAACAAGGAAAAAAAGAACGAGGACGAAGGCGAAAAAGAAGAAGACGAAAAAATGGAGAAGAAGAACTCCACGTCTAAAGATAGCTCTGATAAAAAGCATTTCGAAGAGCTTCGCAACGCTGGTGTTGGCTCTTTTGAGAAAACTTTGCCATATTCAAAAATTGACGGGTTGTCCGTTGGTAAATCAAAATACTAAGGAGGTTTTTAAATGGTACAATTACAAAATCAATTCATTCAAACCCCAGAAAAAGGACAGCTTACGCTTGACCCTAACTGGAGTTCTCTTAATGTCCAAGTTTCTACTAATGAGGCCGCTACACTCGTTCCGGGTCAAGCTGTTCTTATCGAGGATGCCGTAGGAAAACAAATTCCTGTTGTAAAGGCCGCATTGACCACAGACGCTATTTTCGGGTTCGTGACATTCAATGTTCGAACAGACGAGTACGTTGCGTTGGATCAAGTCAAGGTTGCCAAAACAAACGATATTATGCTTATGGAGGCCAGCGCAGCGATTGCTCGTGGTGCTTCTCTTGAATATGTTGTCACTGGTCAAAAAGTCGCGACAAAAGCGACAGGGACGACTATTGGCGTAGCTTTGGATAAGGCCGCTGCCGATGGTGATCTTATCCGTGTTTTAATCACAATTTAACAAGAAAAGGTTTTTAAAATGTTAAATCAAATGAGTAAAGAGGCATTGTTTAATCACGCTAAGACACGTCTGTCCCGCGAGATACACAATGCGACAGGGTTCCAAATTGATATTGATACCCTTACAGGAATTAAGTCACGCGTAACAGAGCAGCGTTTTTACGAAATTGCCCCGTCTGATTATATGCCCGTTGAAGTGGGCCAAGACCCTTGGGCAGAAGACCGCTTGACATACTTAACTTTCGATACGTCAAACGACTTTGAAGCGGGTATTATTGAGACTGGCTCAAATTCTGGTCGTCTCGAGCGCACAGATACCCAAATTGAGGGTATTCGTGTTCCGCGTAAAGTTTGGGCGAAGGCGAATGATTACAATATTGCTGAACTCGCACAAGCGCAACGTTCCGGCAACTGGTCTTTGATCGAGCAGAAGGAATCCTCACGCTTCCGTAACTGGCAGCTTGGCGTGCAGCGCGTAGCATTCTTGGGGCTTTCTGGCTCTAATGTAAATGGATTACTTTCCCAGCCGACTGTAAACAGTGATTTAATCACAATTACAAAGAAGCTCAGCTCAATGACGGCGACTGAATTTCAAGCATTTTTGGCGAATGTACTGCCTTCTTACTATGCGAACGCTAACAGCACAATCTTGCCGGATACTTTTGTTATGCCAACAGATGATTTCTTGGGCCTCGGTAGCGCGGTTGACGAAACATTCAACATCAAGTCACGTCTCGAGCGTTTGATTGAGTCGTTCCAACAGATGACCGGGAATCCTGATTTCAAAGTTATGCCTCTTGCATATTCTCAAGTTGCTAACAATGATCTCGGCGTAACACGTTATGCAATGTATCGCCGTAATGATGCCACGAGCTTGACAATGGAAATCCCAGTTGACTATACGACAACTATTTACGATACTGTTAACGGCTTTTCTTATAATTCGGTTGGTTACGGTCAATTCTCTGGATTGCAATCGTACAGACCTCTGGAAATGCTTTACTTCGACTTCTAAACAAAAGGATTAATCATGTTAGTTTTTAACAAAAGTAAACGCTCATTTGTCATTGGTAAGGAAAATGATGGAACTCATGTTTTCTTGAGGCCAGAGCAAACAATGGATCTAAAAGATGATTTCGCTAAGAAAATTTGCGAACGTTTTCCCAAAGATTTGGCTCTTGCTGAGGCAAAGAAAACCTCCAAAAAATAGGTGGGGCTTTAAAATAAATAAAAGGTAAAATCCCGTGCTGGACTTGGATACAATCACTACTACAGATTTTAAAAACCAATTCCCACGGGATTTTGCGTACTTGCCTGTATGGCTAAACACGACCACATATAACACGGGCGATGAAGTTTTCTATGATATCAATGGCCTATTTTATAGGGCTTTAAATGATGGCGTAACATCCATCCCCACGACAATAGCGGACTGGGTAAAGATCGAAGATGATGTTTTGAATTATATTCAGGATAGCGATATAGAGAGAGCTTTTGAGGAAGCTCAATTAAGCTATAACCAAGGGCTTTTCGGGACTGATGCAGAGGTCACGCTTGTTTATCTATACATAACAGCTCATTATCTTGTGCTTGATTTACGGGCCGCCTCACAGGGCGTGGAATCATCTTCTGATTTTAACGTCCAGTCTCGAAGCGTTGGGAATGTATCGGAAAGCTATTCGATACCTGATATTTACGTAAATGACCCTAATTTTTCATTTTACACAAAAACCCAGTACGGCTTAAAATTCTTAAGCTTTGCCGTACCACGTATGCAAGGAAACGTTGTGAGCGTTCCCGGGGGGACGCGTGCATAATGCCAGTGAGTACAAAGGTAAGTTTCAATACAGATGGTCTATCTGATTTAATTTCAAAATTGACCACTCAGAAAAAAGCCCGTGTTGGTTTGTTCGGCAGGAACTCGCAGCGTGATAACCAAGAAGGCGAGGCACCAATTGATAATGTAACGCTTGGGGCTATTCATGAATTTGGGAGCGAGACGAAGGGGATCCCGCCGCGTTCTTTTATAAGAATGCCCTTGGAGGAGAGAGCCAAAGATTTACGCGCCGATATAGTGCGCGAAATCGGGGATTACGTGCGAAATAATCAATCAGAGGAAACCGCCCTTAAAAGAATAGGGATCGCCGCTGAAAATATTATCCAGAAGGCTTTTGATACAAAGGGATTCGGCAAGTGGCCAGCACTGAAGGCGTCCACGATTGCTAAAAAGGGTTCTGCGAGTCCTTTAATTGATACGGCAGAGATGCGCCGCGCGATAACGAGTGAGGTTAAATAATGCCTAAAAAGTTAAATGATCTTTCAGGTATGCCGCGCATGCAGGCTGCTTTTTCAGGATGGAAGAAGTCCGTTTCGCTTGTGAAGGTTACGGATTCGATTGATGCGGACGGGTTTAATGCCCCAATAGAAACTGTGTTTAATTTTAGGGGGTCTGTGCAGCCCATGAGTGCTGAGCAATTGCAGCTTAAAGATCAAGGCTTGAGAAGTTTCCCTTGGCTTATGGTGCATGTTCAAGTTAATGACACGCGCCCTATTTATAAAGAATTAAACACAAAGGACATCGTTTTATATCTTGGCAAAAGATACGTTGTGAAAGAAAAGTTAGATTATTCCATAAACAATTATATAGAATATCATATCATGGAGGCTGCGCAGAATGGATAGGCCAACAAGCTCATATATACGTGATATTTTGATTCAGGAGATGCAAATCCCCGTAGGGAATATATGGATTCGAGACCAAAATACACGCATTCTAAACGAAACGGATACTTATATTTCTTTGGGTATGGTTGACACAGTTGTGATGTCAAATCGGACTCTTTATAAAGATGATCCCGGCGGACTTCTAGAAACACAGCGCATCACAATGAAGGAAAATATTCAGATTGATATTTTCTCACGGGATAATAGCGCGGTGCTGCGGCGTTGGGAGGTACCCGCATCTATGACGAGTACGTTTTCAACGCAAGTTCAAGAAGAAAATGGTTTTAAAATATTTAGAATACCAGAGACTTTTGCTAATACGTCCGAAACAGAAGGTTCTGAGCGTATTAATAAATTTTCTATTATAATTCCAGCGTTTGTGTGGTATTCTAAGTCCAAACCTATCAACGCGCCTTCCGGTGATTTTTACGATGACTTCGATGCGCGTGTTGATGATGAGAATACAATAGGGCAAGTCGATGGCCTGATAGAATTTAATATAAAGGGTGACGTGATAACGTGACGAACAAATCTTTAAAACAAGCGATGAGGGGTTAAAAAATGCCAACAAGTGTTTTACCAATATCAAATATTATTAACGTAAGCATTACGAATACGCCAAGCGGACTTGCAGAGAAAAATGTAAATTCTCTTGGTTTATTTACAACGGAAACCCCTCTGGGGATTGACCCGTTCGGTGTGTTTATTTCTGCCCAGCAAGTGGCGGATGAATACGGCACAAATTCTGTGACTGCGAAAATGGCTAACGCTATATTCGCTCAGACACCTAATATCAGGACAGGAAACGGACGGCTTGTTATTATGCCGCTTCTTTCCTCTGTGAGCGCGACCAGTGGTGATGCAACCACAGTGGATATATCCGCCAATCTTGCTAATATTTTAGCGACTGCGGACGGCGATCTACGCGCAACGATTGACGGTGTCGATTACGATATCACAGGATTGGATTTTACGAACGCCGCCGATTTGTTGGACGTTGCGAAAATTCTTGATGATGCGTTTGTGAATGCCATTGTAACTTCACCAACGGCAGGGACATTAAAATTCCTTTCAAAGAAAGTCGGCGCGGCGTCAGACGTTATTTTAGCGGCTGTCCCGGCTGGGACTGGAACAGATTTGGCTGGGGCTGGATTGTTCAATGTTGCTTCGGCAATTAACACAGTCGGCACGGACGCAAGCGGCGAGACGATAGCGGACGCGATCACTAGAACTGAGGAATTGGTTTCATATGTGGGCGTTATCACAAACTTAGAGATGGAAGACGCAGTTTTAACAGCTCTGGCTAATACAGTGCAGGCCCAAGACCGAATCTTCTTGCATCATGTTTCCTCTACGGTTGATATCACGGCTGGGGTTGGGCAGACGATCCAGCAGGCAGGGAATACTCATTCTCGTATTTTGGGGTACACCGTATCACTCTCAGAGGCGAATCTATTTAAGGCGGCTTACGCGGGGCGTGGGTTCAGCGTGAACTTTACCGGGTCTGCGACATCTCAAACGCTTAATCTAAAGCAACTCGCTACAATTACCCCGGATACAGGGATCACACAGACAGCATACACGCTTGCCGATACAAACGGTGTAGATTTATATGTGTCATATGATGGGGTCCCGTCTATCTTTTCAACTGGCGGGAATGATTTCTTTGATAATCCATACTCAGATTTGGCTTTAAAATTTGCACTTGAGACTGGAGGCTTTAACTTCTTGCGTCAAACGAACACAAAGGTTCCCCAAACGGAATCCGGTATGAACGGGCTAAAAAGCGCATACACTCAAGTTATAGAGCGATTTGTGAGAGCAGGTGTTATCGCTCCCGGCTCTTGGACTTCTAGTGAGACATTCGGTGACCCAGAAATCTTTAAAAACAATGTTTTAGAGCGTGGTTTTTATGTGTTCTCTCAACCAATCACAAAACAAAGTGCAGTGGAAAGAGACGCAAGAAAGGCACCATTGATTCAAATTGCAGTTAAACGTGCGGGTGCTATTCATACATCCGATGTTATTGTTTTGGTTAACGATTAAAAATAATAAGGAGTTTTATTTATGGCTACTGATACTATAACAGGTCAAGACACGCTCACTCTCTATGATAGAGTATTCCTTGATCTTGCTGATGGGGACGCGTCCACAATAACATATCCGAATGATATGGTGGCGGTTTCTACTGGGAAGAATGGGAATACCATTTTCACCAAAAATGAAACAGGAAGTAACGCGGACGTTGTTCTTCGGCTTATCTTGGGTTCAAGTGATGATCGGTTTTTGCAGCAAAAGCTTTCTTTGCAGGAGTCCGATTTTGTAGGGCAGAAGCTTGCGGAGGGAGAGTTTGTAAAGCGTTCCTCGGATGGCGAGGGGAATGTTGTTCGAATTGTCCACACTATCAGGGGAGGGCAATTTATCCGTAGAGTGGACACAAAAGAAAATGTCGCTGGAGATACCGAGCAAGGGGTGGCAATTTACAGAATGAAATTTGCAAGAGCAACACGGAGTATTCAATAATGGAATTTAAAACTCAATCCGGGGCTGATGTAAATATATGCGTCTCTGATTTTGAGGCCGCAATGGCTTTAAAGGGCGCGGTTTCCTCAGAGCTTGCAAAGGTAGGAATAGATTTGTCGAGCATCAAGCTTGATAAGGATACGGAAGTATCGGAAGTTCTCACGCCATTAACGCAAGCTATTTTTACTCTTGATAGTTCGAAAGAAGTATATGAAAAATTATTCGTTTGTTTAGCTCGATGCACGTATAATAGGGAAAAGATCACGAAGCAAACTTTTGATGACGTAAAGGCCAGAGTTGATTTTTACGAGATCATGTACGCATGCTTTAAGGTTAATATTTTCCCTTTTTTCGAAGGGCCTCTTTCAAAGTTAAAAACGTTAGGAATAAGTTTCGAAAAAATCCTAAAATAGATATATCGGATGAGGCCCTTTTTATATCAATGCGTCTTGCAAAGGCTGGGTGGATGGGCGGAAGTCCGGAAGCTATAATGAAGGCTAGGGCAGATTATGTTATAAATATGCTGCATTTTGAAAAATTTGAAAGTGAATTTTCAGAAAAGTATAGAGAGTTGAATAATGAAGATAGCTGAACTTTTCGCAGAAATTGGAATAGAGCTAGACGAAAAGCCTCTTGAGAAATTTTCAGGATTACTAAAGTCTACCAAAGGCCTTATGGGCCTCTTAACGGTTGGGGTTATTGCTGGCGTCGCCGCAATTGACAAGTTCACTCAGAAAACGATTGACGGCGCGGCTTCATTGCGTGCATTCCGCATAGAGACGGGTCTTTCGACCAATGAGCTTCAGGGCCTCCAGACAGCGTTGCAATTAACTGATATCAAGGCCACACCGGAACAAATAAGCTCGAGTATTCAGGCCTTGGAAAGCAATATTGCTAATATACGGCTTGGATTGGGTGACATAAACGCCTTTAATCTTGCTGGCATCGATGTATCGCCCGGTAAAAACGCTTTAAATGTAATCGATCAGATTTTTAGTCGTAGAGAGGAGATATTAAGTTTTGGACGATCTACCGCTGGTAACTTGCTTGATAGAATGGGTTTGGGGAAGCAGTTTTTAAACCTTCTTGAATTATCAGACAAGGAATTCGATAAATTCAAACGTACATATATTTTATCGAGCGATCAGATCGACACTTTAACCGAAATGGGAACGGCGTTCAAGGATTTGGGGCTTTTCATCAAATTCGCGAAAGATGGTTTTGTTGCATTCATATCACCGACTCTAATCGCCGGGGCGAAGACGCTTAAAGAAATCATATCATTTTTACTGATACCGTTTCGCGCCGTTGGTGGGATTATTTCATTCGTGGGCGATGTCATGGAAAAATTAGGGGTTAGCACTAAGCATATATTGCCGACATTCGAATCATTGAAGATCGTAATAATTGCGCTTGCCGCTGTTTTCGCCCCGGCGATATCTGGCATGTTATTTTTCCTATTATTGCTTGAAGATTTTTTCGCTGCATTACAGGGGAAAGACAGTGTTATATTTACAATATTTGATAAAATAGCAGAATTTGGGAAAAAAGCTTTTGCCTCAATATCAGATTCTTTTAAAGAAATGTTTTCCGGCGTTGGCGATTTTTTTCTTGAAGTTTTCCAGCCTATCGCTGATTTTATAGAGAAATTTATTAATGAACCTATGCGCGAGATCGTTCGGGCGGTTGCCGACTTACCCACTCCGGGGGATGTTATCGGTTCCGGGATTGACATTGTTGGGGACGCCGCGAGCGATTTAGGACGGTCTGTGAGTAATACATTTAGTAATGTGTTCAATATCGTAACAGACAACCCCCAAGCCGCCGCTGATTTGGTTAGTAATGGGATGCAAGAGCAATTCAATATCGGGCTTACGGATATAAACAACTCCGGGGTTCAATAATGACAAGTGATATCAGTTTAATAAAAGATAATCTTGACCAATATGTCGTGAGGCCATTGAATGCATTCGGGTTGGCTGGTTTTCTTTTTGATATTGAGCTAGAATCAACAGTTAGCTTAAAAAATGATATAACAGATCACTTTGTAGAAGACAATACTTCTGTTCAAGATCATATCGCAATACAGCCCAAAAAAATCACATTAAAAAATCTTGTCGGAGAATTGACAGATATTGATGAGAGTAACCCGACCAGAATTTTTCAAAAGGTTGGACGGAAATTAACGACTTTAGTTCCGTTAATTCCAACTTTTACCGCGGCGGGGACACAAGCATTCGATTTTTTAAAGAGTGTCCAAACGGGTGGTGTAGATGCTATTTTAGATGCTGAATTACCGTCTACAGAAGACTTGCTCGACTTGTACCAAATTGGGAAAAATTTTTTATTGCCTTCCACTAATCAGGCGGAAGTTTATCAATATTTTAAAGCATTGCGTGACCAGAAAATTCTTTTTAGTGTCCAGACACCCTTTGAATTTATGACGAATATGGCGATTGAGTCCTTGAGTGTCACGCAACCACGAGAGACAAGGTTCGCGAGCGAATTTACTATGACATTAAAAGAAATAAGATTCGCGACAAGTGAAGTAGTCGAAATAAGTGCGGAAGGCAGGACTGCACGTCAAGGCGAATCTGAAAGCAATAGGGGAACGGTTGGCGGTAAAAGTAGTGTATTATTTGGGGAAATAAAAGGCTCTCTTGAAAAGCTTTTGCCCTCTTTGTTTGAATGATTGGTTTTTAATATGAATTTAATTGACAGATTAACGGATAGCGCGAACCAAAGGTTTACAATCTTTACGATTGACGAAGGCGAGCGCGTTGAATGCGTTTTGAAATTTTCAGCGTCACAATCATTATGGTTTTTGTCATTGACATATAATGATATTACGATAAACAATATTTCAGTGGTAAATAGCCCAAATATATTGAGAGCCCATAAAAATATTTTACCGTTCGGATTATTAGTCATAGTGCAAGACGGGTTTGACCCATATTTCATAACTGATTTTTTGAATGAAAGAGTTCGTATGTTTATTCTTTCAAGAGATGAGGTTCGGGAGATAGAAGTTGCCTTCAATTAAATTTAACAGAAATTATAGGCTTTCAATTGATTTGAACGATGGGCAGGATGAAATTGTAATACAGCCGCCCATGACTATTGAGTTTAACATCTCGAGAGCGGCGAACGCTCAGATAAATCTTATGAATCTATCTATTTATAATTTAAAGGATTCCACGCGCCAAAGGATTTTTCAAGATAGATACAGAATAAAAGATTATAAGCGTGTCACTCTAGAGGCTGGCTATGGGGATGAATTGAATGTAATTTATCAAGGAAGCATATACCAAGCCAGAAGCGTATTGAGCGGATCGGAAGTTAGAACGGACATAATCTCAAGGGATGGCGGTTTCGATTATCCAACAGCACAAATAAACCAGACTTTTGAGGCCGGGACCACCCTTAAAGATGTTTTGGGGGGAATAATCGATACATTCCAATTCTTGAAACGTGGGGATATAGGCGGGGAAGATTATACGTTCCAACGTTCGGTAACGGTAGAGGGGAATTCATCGGAGCAATTGCGGAAATATAGTCGAGGAGATGCTTATACGGATTTGGAGAAAGTATCCATCCTATCCCCTAATCAGATCACGAATGATCCTGTTTTCCTATTTAATTCGGACACAGGACTTTTAGAAACCCCGGAAAGAGAAGATAGCGTTTTAACAATCACAACATTATTTGAGCCCCGCGTTAATATGGGACAAATTGTTGAAATTGAAAGCAGGGTCTCTCCTATTTACAACGGACAATATAAGGTGCAGGGCGTGACTCATTCTGGTACAATATCGGAAGGCGTTGGTGGAACGCTTATAAGTAAATTTAATTTATTCATAGGTACTCAGGTTTTCGGAAGGTTTAAAAAAGTTGGCTCAGAATAAACAAATAAACCCGCCGAATATGTCGGATATTTTGCAAAATCTTAAGGACGATGTTTTTAAGACGATGAATTGTATAAATATTGGTGTCATACAAAGCTTTGACGAATCAGACCAGACGGCGACTATTCGTCTCGCGTTAAAGCGCGTCCTGTCTATCTCAGAGGATGGCACAAGAGAAATACAAGAGCGTCCTATTTTAGTCAAATGCCCGGTCGTTACGTTATTTGGCGGCGCAACATTTATCAGTTTTCCAATATCAAAAGGGGATGAGTGCCTTGTTCTCTTTAATGATCGTGAGATTGATAATTGGTGGCATACGGGAGCCATTTCTACGCCGACAAGCCCTAGAACACATGATATAAGTGACGGAATAGCCCTTGTGGGCGTCCGTTCCTTGCAAAACTCTATACAAAATTATTTGACGAATGGGATCCGGTTATCTCACAGCATCGCTAAAATTGATATAACGCAAGATCAAATCGATACCGTGGCGAGTCTTTTTGTCCATACTGGGGATTTGCGCGTCACGCAAGATTTACGTATCGAGGGCGGTACGGAATTTGTTGGGAATGTCACGGGAGATTCAGGAGGGGTTATTAATTTAGGCTCTGATTTAACCCAGCAATCAGGGAAAGTTTTAAAGGCAGGAAACGGCGCTACGGGTAGCTTTACGAGCGTTACCGTGGCGGACGGGATCGTAACAGGCGGGACATAATGAGATTCAGACAACTTGATTCGAGCGGTGACTTTCAATTTGGCAAGGGCAATAATGATATTGCTGTTCAAAATCGCGCAATAGGATTAAATATCAAAACTCGGATTTTATCATGGGTGGGGGATTGTTTTTTTGATACGCAGGCGGGTATTGATTGGATTAATCGAATGGGTAGTAAAAACCAGCGTGATCTTTTGGAGTTGGATTTGAGGGGCATTATCTTGCGTAGCGAGGATGTAACGGGCATCCTTGAATTTAGCACTCAATTAAATAATCGAAATTTTACAGCCGATTATTCGGTCCAGACAATTTTCAGTAAAAGCTATACAGATAGCTTGGAGGTAACTTTATAATGCCAGATATTTTAGACAAAGACGGTATCCAAGTTAAAAGCTTGACAGAAATTATCGCAGATTTGGAAGCTGGGTTTAAATCCATTTATGGAAACGATATCAATTTAGACCAAAATTCCCCAGACGGGCAGATTATTAATATTTTTGCACAATCTGCGATTGATTTAAGGGAACTGGCTGTCACTATACATTCAAATATGGACCCCGATTTTGCCGTTGGACGTGTTTTAGATCAGCGTGTCGTTTATAACGGAATAGAACGTGCCGGGGGGACTTTCACAACACAACCCATAGATATAACGACTGATCGGACTGTAAGCCTGCAAGGTTTGGACGCCGCAGCGAATGACATAAACGGGACGGGATATACTGTCCAAGATGATGCAGGTAGTGAATTTATTTTAATTGATAGCGTTATTTTAACCGCTGGGACAACAACGGTTAATTTCAGGGCAAGACAAATAGGCCGTGTCGAAACGATTGTTGGCACCATTAACACGCCCGTTACAATCGTTCTGGGGGTAACCGCAATAGATAATCCAAGTGCGGCCCTTGAGATTGGCCAAGACGAAGAAACAGACGCAGAGTTGCGGGCTCGGCGGCAGACATCCCCTGCCATAAATTCGAAGGGTTTTGTGGACGGCTTAAGAGCGGATTTGCTTAATCTTACAGGCGTGACCGATGCTAAAGTTTTCGAGAACGTGACGAATATCACCGATGCGGACGGGATACCACCTCATGCGATGTGGGCGATTGTCGAGGGCGGCGCGAATACTGAAATCGGCGATACTATATCAAAGAAAAAATCTATGGGCTCGAATATGAAGGGGGCGGAAACCGTAAATATTACAACAGATAGTGGGGCTATATTTGTTGCAAAATTTGATCGCCCACAAGCCGCGAACCTGTATATTCGTTTTGATATACAAACAACTATATTGGGCTCTGTTTTCAACCAACCAGCGATTAAGCAATCAATTGTTGACGCGCTTGATTTTAAAATTAATGATTTTACCGAAACCTCAGCGATCACTTGTATTGCAAAACAGGCTATCGATGATAACGGGGGCGGGGGTGTGCCTGTAAATGTTGAAGTATCGGACGATGATATAACATATGTAGATTTTCTGGCCTCCCCTACTCTTGATAGCCAGTGGGTAGTCGACACAACGCGCATAACGATTACGGAGCTATAATGGCGGCGGAAGACGATATAGCGGAATTCTTAGATTTTTACGAAAATCTTTTGATAATCCAATACCACGATAAGCCAAAGGCAAAGGCTACGATTCGCCTTTTGTCTGAAGAAATATTCGCTAGCGGGATTCTTTTAGATGTACAAGACGCGTTTAATCTTGATACTGCGGTAGGCGTCCAGCTTGATGTTATGGGTAAATATGCGGGCGTAGATAGATTCTTTTTCAGCGGGATAATTACAGATGATGTTTTTGGCTTTGCGGACGCGGTTTCTCCGGGGAGTGTATCTTCGAATATAATCGGCTTTGATGATGCCGATGCTCCCGATAAAGACGGATTGTTTTGGGACGCCGAAAATATCGTTGGAAGTGATTTAAAATTAAATGACGATGCCTTTCGTGCTTTGATTAAATTAAAAATTGCACAAAACAACTCCACCCATGATATTGTAAATATTACAGAGCTTTTGATACAAAGCTTTGGTTCTGATGTTATTGTCGTGGATAATTACGATATGACTATGACATATCTATTTTCGAATATATCAGATCAATTAATACAGGCTGCAATAGATAAGAAGGTATTGCCGCGCCCGATAGGAGTCGGCACACAGTCTATTCTCGGTACTGAATTTTTTGGCTTTGCTGACGCGACAAGACTTGGTTCAATCGCTGGATTTGTCAACGGTTTTAACGACGCGGTTAGCGGTTTTACAAAAATAGGTGGATTTTTAGACGCAAACAATGATATTCTTTAACGCAAACAAGGGCATAAGCAATGGCGAAGATTAATAGAAAAACACAAAAAATTTATGGCTCCTCCGCTGGAGCTACTGGAATTACTGAATTTGGTAGTCCGGCTGGCGGAACTCCGGCTTATTCTACAGACTTGGACGCTATCCAAACAACAGAGTGGTTGACCGGGTGGGCGGCTGCGGCGTTGGCGGGAAGCGAAATTCCTACTTTCCAAGATTTTAATGCTATTCATTTTGTTTTTGCAAATCAGATTGCATATACTCTGCAAGAGGGAATCCCTGAATTTGATATTGCAACAGAATACCACCAAAACAGTATTGTTAAAAAAACTGGGACATATGAGCTTTACGGGAGTTTGGTAAACACAAACACCGGGAATGCCCTACCTTCGCGTGCGACAGACGCGTTCTGGCAATATCTAGGGGCAATTGGTGAAAGCCAAACATTCATTTTTGATGATACTGGCCTCGCGAATGATTATGATTTAAATATCGCAGGCGGCCTTGGCAATCCAGCTCAGTATTTTGACGGGTTGACGGTTCTGTTTAAGGCCTCGAACGCTTCGAGTGCGGCAAGTGTTTTATCAATCGGTGCTTTAGCGGATAAAAGCTTAACGCTTCCAGACGGAAGCGCAATTTCAACTGAGATTGTTTCTGGCGAGTATGTGGAGGCCGTTTACAGGTCTTTCCCGGATCGTTTCGAAATTACAAACGTAACGGCCGCGGGCGCACAAACTTTTGATTCTGGGGCCCAAACGATAACGGCGGGTGGGGCACTTGTTTTAGCTCACGGTCTAACTGCTTCACCAGATTTTATCCAGCCATATTTACAAAATGTAAATGCTGACGATGGATACTCTCCGGGTGAGATTCTATTTTTTAATTCCACAGGTTCCGGAAATGTATTAAACAGAGGATTATCAGTCGTTCCTGACGCAACAAATCTAAATATAAGGTTCGGTTCTGCTACAGAGCCTTTTGAGATTATTGATAAGGCTACAGGGGTTTTCCGAACGATTACTCCGGCAAATTGGGATTTCGGAATACGTGCATTTAAACTTTAAGGATTCGGAAGATATGAAAACAAAATTTTATGTTGATAAATTAGGTAATTATATAGGAGGTTTCTATGGGGCAGAGCCGCCTAAAGATTCTGTAGAAGTAGGAGAGCCCCCTATTGACTCAAAGCAAAAATGGGATGGTAAGGCATGGGGCCCGATTCCTTTGAGTTGGGAGGATATCCGAATAAAAAGAGATGACTTGCTGTCAAAGTCGGATTGGTCCGTTCTTGTCGATGCGCCCTTAACGTCCGCAAAAAAGACAAAATGGAAAGAGTACCGTTCTGCGCTTAGAAATATTCCTCAAGATTTCCAGAATGTCAAAGATGTTGCTTTCCCAGAAATTCCCGCATAAGATGCAATATGACTGTTCAACAAAAAGAAAGTCGCGGAATACTCGAAAGACACTTCCAGAGCGGGATATTGACACTCTTACTCGCTCTTGTGGCATGGGGGACATCAAGCATATCTTATCAAAGCACAGAGATAGCACTCCTTAAGTTGACAGTAGCGAATTTAACATCTACCCTTGACAAATTAGCGGATCAGCCTTTTTTATCAAGAGATGATTTTTCAACTGAAATGAAAATTTATAACAATCGACTGGACCTTGCGGAGCTTGACCAAAAAAAAATAAACAATACATTATCAGAAATAGACAACCGAATACGCCGGATAGAAACATATCGAATGTTTTTGGAGCATAAAAGAACACCAGAAAATTAAAAAAGAGAGGCAACATGATAGACCCGAAACAATTTCACGATCACGTCATCGAGCCCGCCTTAATCCATTTCTCAAAAACCTACAAGCCATCAATCAATACGCTTGCCGCGCGCCGCATTCTTCTTGGCACTGCGCTTTGTGAGAGTAATTTGACGTATCTAAAGCAATTAGGCGGCGGCCCGGCGCTTGGCTTATATCAAATGGAACCGGATACGCATGACGATATATGGCGTAATTACGTGAATTACAGAGATCATTTACATGAGGCTTTAATCGGATTCGGGCAAATGAGCGATGGCATGATATCTGATCTGTCATATGCGACCGTGATGGCAAGAATGCAGTACTGGCGCGTAAAAGAGGAACTCCCTGATGCTAACGACGCCCCCGGACTTGCTATGTATTACAAAAGACATTACAATACAGACTTAGGAAAGGCAGACGTTATAGACGCACTGCCAAATTTTCAAACTGCTATTGAGATTATACAGGAGTGATCAAAATGGAATCAAAGAATTTTTTAACATCAAAGACAATTATAGGAATTGTTGTTGCTGGCCTTGCTCTAGTTGGCAATAAATACATGGGACTTGATATCACTGGCGGAATGGAATCTGAGCTATCAGGGCTTGTTACAGACGTTATAGGGATGTGTGGGCTGGCCTTTGCTTTGTTCGGACGCATCGTAGCAACAAAGAAGGTCAAGCTTTAAGGTTTATGAAGTGCTCTCGCGAATTAAAAAATATGATCTCAAAGGGCAAAAGATATTACGCTAAGAAAAAAACGTCATTTAACGGCGTTCTCCCATCGGAATTTTTTGACGGTGTAAGAATCAATAAACTTTGTGAAAACAAAAAGAAATATAATCATGATACTCGCATGGATTAATTCGATTTTAAAGGTGGTGGGGCTTGCCCTGCCATTTTTTCTAGGTAGACAGTCCCAAAAACTGAAACAATCATCACAGGAGGCGGAGAATGCGGAAAAGGATGCTTCTAAATGGGCTAATCGCCCTCGTTCTTATGGCGATGCTGCTAAGCGGCTGCGCGACAAAATCAAATAACATTATCTTGCCCGATTACAGCGATGCGCATTATTTATGTGTCGCCGATGCGCTGGACAAGTACCAGATCGCAATTGAGTCGAACACACAACCTCCAGAGATGAACAAGTGCGTAGCTGATACGCTAGTGGACTGGGTTGTAATTACTGAGTAATGAGATAAAAAAAGGCCGCGCGTAAACGGAGGTAAACGCGCGGCCTAAACTCATAATGCGTAAAAATTAATATTGCACTATTAATTAATACTAATTTATATTTTTAAAACTTACTTTAACAAAGAATATCCCGGGTAAAATAGAATAAACCCGAATAAACACTATACACGTAACTCAGAAATACGCAACAAAAAAATCAATATTTCGATATTTTTATATCAACAACGCTTTTAAGTGATCGCAGCATATCGATTTTATCTTTGAATGCTTTTGGATGCCCGCCATTCGCTTTTATTTGACTTAGCAATTCCTCTTTACGCCCACTTTCATAGGTTATGACTGCTTTTATGTTTTTTACTTTGAATAGACTCATATTGTCTCAAGCAATCGTGATATTGCATCTTCACCTAGATGCTTATCGATAATATCATTTATAGCTTTCGGGTTGCTATTTACAGCAAGCTCGGTCTTTAATTCTGATACATTTTCACTGATCGAATCCTCTACTGACGAAACTTCCATAACCCAGATACCATAAATATCAGCGTTAATTTCATTTTCAAGTTCGTTATTTTCCTCCGTAAGCTTTTTAATATCCTCGATTAACCCAAGCGCACGCTCATCGCCCAGTTTTCTGTAATGTAATTCGTGATCTAATAAATCCATAACTTTTCTCCTTTTTAAAATGGCATTTCGTCCTCAAGATCATCCATGGCCTGAGCCGGTGCTTGGCTAGAAGGATCCGATGCTTGATTTGATTGTGACTGTGGCGAGCTTTCCTTTTCAATAGTGAATATATCACCACGAAACGGCTTTAAAACGATTTCAGTCGAATATTTCTTTTCTCCGTTCTGCTCCCAAGTTCTAGTTTTTAACTGCCCCGTGAGACAAACCCTATCGCCCTTTGAAAGCTTTTTACAGCGGGTGATTAGGTGCTGGTTAAACACAGACACCTTGTGCCATTCTGTTTCATTTTTCCATTCGCCTGTGTTTTTGTCTTTCCAGCCTTCTGAAGTCGCCACACTGAGATTACAGACTTCATCACCCGATTGCATGCTCCTGATATCAGGGTCTTTGCCAAGGCGGCCTAGCAGCCTAACTTCGTTTAATGTTTGCATATTATTCTCCCTTTTTTTGCTTTAAAATATCTTGAAACCGTTTAATGACGCTGGTCATCTTTGATTTCGGCAACTCTGAAATACTCTCTATTTCCATAGCTTCGCAAAATTTTTGTGCGTCCATATCTACTTTCACGAGCCATTCTTTAATTGTGGTAACATCCTCAATTGTCACTAGCTCAGCCTTTGGTTGTTCTTGTATTCGCAGGTGATTTACCTTATAACCTTTTTTCATGTTTTTAGAAAATGTAAGCATAAACCTATCATCATTTTTCATGTCAGACATATGAGATATACGAATACCGCCGACCTCCTCACCTGCCCAAGTGACCGTTTCATCTCTGACAAGTGTCATTGATTTTCCGATGAAATATTTTTCATCCGCGCCCCATTTAAGTTCAATAACCCTACGCATAGATTTACAAGGCTTGTATGGCTTACCATTATCACCCTCATAATATATAATGCCGCTTTGTGCATCATTAAGATTTATCTTTACATCTCTAATCTTTATCGTAATTGCGCCGGATATGAGATCGTCCGCGTTTAATTGATCAGATTTTGCTTTTGTTGTATTTGACCAGTTCATTATAAGCCCCTTTCGTATTTTGCTTTAGGCATGTTTATGGAATTTTCGTAATATCGCTCTAAGTTAATTTTTATGCACTCCTCAAGATTAAGTGCGGCCTCCATGATTTTTTCATGTATTTCTTTGTCCGGGTAAAGCCTAACGATCCTTTGGCGCATACCGTTAAAATGACCTATGTAATCGCACCATTTACGGCCCGTTATCATAAGGCCAGTTTGAGCCTGCATAATCTTAGTTTTTGGCTGAGAATTTTCACAAATTTCTTTTACGTGATTTACTTGGTTCGGACACATTATTTCCACAAGCCCATCTTCACCGACAAGGCCGTCCGGGGAATACCCTATGGAAAACTCTTTATAATCAGCCCTAATAAAACCGCATTCATGAACATCCGCCACGCGCTTTGAGTACAAGTCTCTTGCGAACGGCTCGAATAAATGCCCTCTTCTTGTATGAACGTTATCAATCTTTTCCTCTGCGCGTCTCGTTATGCGTTCGGCGACCTTTTGATAAACAATCCCCCTCGCATCATCATTTTGCGCGACCTTACCCGTTGGCGTTATCAGTGAAGCCATTTCACTTGCAGTTACGATTCCAAGTCTAGCCTTTAGCCATTCATCCGAACCCTGTGTTATGTCGTAAAAATATTCTAGTTTCATTTCTTTTCTCCTAAAATGGCGGCGGGGCGATCGCGATCTTTAAGTGCGACTGGAGCGAATCCAATCCCTTGACACCCCGCCATAAGTTTAATCTGTAAGCTGTCTCTTTAACGTATTGAACAGGTCCTCGCTTATTTCGATTTCCTGATCACCAAGAATGATCTTTCTTTTTTCCTGTTTAAATGGGTTAAAGCCAAAAACTTCCTCAAAAACTTCTGGATCAAAATTAGGAAGAAGTTTTGTTTTGTCGCGGTCATCTTGTGTGGCTCTGCCCCAAGAATCAATATATGCATCCTTTAAACTTGCAAAACATTTAAGATAGCCGCCCACTGTAATATATGAAGGATAGGAATCTTTTTCTTTATCCGACATGTCAGATTCACGGATCCACCTCGTTAAGGAAATAAACATCCAATTTGGTTTATCAACAGAATCCCAATCAGACCTTTTCGCTGGCTTATTGAAAATTAGAATATGATCAGGCGTTACGCTATTACAATAGCCAGTGTTCCAGTTTCCAGTGTTCCAGTCGCCAGTGTTATTGTCGCCAGTGTTCTTGTCGCCAGTGTTCCAGTCGCCAGTGTTATTGTCGCCAGTGTTCCAGTAGCCAGTGTTCCAGTAGCCAGTGTTCTTGTCGCCAGTGTTCCAGTCGCCAGTGTTATTGTCGCC